CGTGTCGAACATGAGGGGTTGTCGTTTTTCACGATAACCCTACCTGACCTTGGAAAAGCCACCCAAAAGTGGATTGACCAAGGCCATGTCGGGACCATCTCTTCTTTCGGAACCACTGAAAGAAGAGGAGGGCTCCCCCGATTTCTCGGAGGTTTCCTCTCCCGTGTGTTCGACCGGTTTAGTGGCACGTTACTCGATGACCCGTGCATCGATTCAATTATTGCCATTCGTCAACTAACGTTGATGTTTGGCAAATTGTCCTATCCTTGCTCCCAAGCAAGGGTAAGGACAGCGATGCGCGAGTATGTCGAGTGTGAGCAGGATGTTCGCCAGGCTGATAAGGAACTCTCCCAGGAAAATTTGGCAGAGTTCCGTTCCATGTCAGACCTGCTGTTTCGGGACGTATTCACCGTAATGGACTTTGATGTTTATTACGGTAGACTGCTCCCGAAGCATGGCCCTGGTTCTGTAGCGGATGGTCTTTCCAGTAATGGAAAGTACCAGCTACGGACTTGGACCCGGCGACTCGAAGGGGTCTTCCCCTCTTACGAGTATCTTGTCCCTAACCTCCATTATCGCGAGGTCTTGGACGAGGTAAACATCCTCGAACCCGATGCGGAGATGCCCGTTAAGGTCATCGCCGTACCTAAAACGTTAAAAACACCTAGGATTATTGCGGTTGAGCCCGCGTGTATGCAATATACACAACAGGCTCTGCTGCAGTGTTTCCTTGGAGCTTATGGAAGGGATGAACTCCTTCCTCAGCTTATCGGATTTGACGATCAAGTCCCTAATCAGGACTTGGCCCGCCAAGGTTCGGTGGATAATCGAACCGCGACACTCGATTTGAGTGAAGCATCTGATCGTGTTTCTAATCAGCTCGTAAAGCTCATGTTGTCTCGTTGGCCTCATTTGGATAAGGCTTTCGACGCAACACGTTCTCGACGGGCCGACGTACAAGGCCACGGAGTGATCCGATTGGCCAAGTACGCGTCCATGGGTTCAGCACTTTGCTTCCCGATGGAAGCAATGGTCTTTTTGACCATGATCTTCGTCGGGATTCAGAGATCGCTTAACG